TTCGGGTTCGATTCCTGATATGCCCGCCAACGGACAATTAGCATAGTATGGTTAATGCACTCGGCTCATAACCGAGCGACCACCGGTTCAAATCCGGTATTGTCCACCTATTCAATAATAAGGAGTGAACATTATGAAACAAAAAGATATTAAGAAAATGACTGAAGCCATTGAAACTTTAGGTGTCAAGGTGATTGAGATTGAGATTAGAAACCACATCAAATTGAAGGTACTCAATCCAGTAACCGGCACTACTAAATTGGTTACTGTAAGTGGAACGCCTAAAGCAAAAGGTGTTTATCATTTAATCAAGTCGTCGGTAAGAAAGGTCTTCCGAAAGGAGGGTGAGTTACTTGATGATTAAGTGTTTCAAATGCGACACAGTTTTAATACTGAAGATTACCTTACGGGGTTACAGAATATGCAAGTGTTGTAACTTGCAGGTTGATAACAATATTAACCAAATTTATGCAACAGAATGGAATTTTATCGCCATCAAAAAGGATAAACAAAAAATATGGAGGAATATAATATGATGAAATATCAAAGATTTAAAGACGAAAAAAGCACACTAACTGTCTATGGGACAAGATTAGAACTAAGAAAACCGTGGTCAGATTGCGAACGACAACTTTGTTCCTGTTCAAAACCTGATGCACCATCTTTTCGCTATCAATGTGAAAATGGCGGAGGCTGTGGAAATTTTAACAGAATGGATTTTGGTTGTTATCGACTTGCTGTTGGTAAAGAGCCTGTTAAGGTTTGCGAAGATTCTTGTTCATGTGTCTGTCACCCCAAAGTTGAAGAGGAAAAAGAATAATTAAAAAAATAAGGGCGGGGTCCCCCAGCATGGTCAAAGGGGCCGGGCTTAAATTCCGGTGCATATTGCTTCGTGGGTTCGAATCCCACCCCCGCCACTTATTTTTAAGGTGATTAATATGAATAATAGAAGATTAGAACTACACGAAAGACCAGCACCTGCTGTTGGTAATAACAAACATAAAAAATTTATCCAATGGATAGTAGAATATTTGTCTATGGCGGGAGGTCAAGCAAATACTCTTGAAATTTACTATTGGTTAAATGAAAATACTAAACAAGGGTTGCAGATTCATGCACTCGTAAATGTATTATCGAAAGGTCCCTTTGAAACCGTTGGAGAAGAATCAGCGCACAATGGTTTGGGGGTAAAAAGGGTTGTCAAAATTTGGCAAGTAAAGGTTGATAAAGTAGAAGAAAGGAGTGAAAGAACATGAATAAAGAAACAGACATTTTGAGTGACATTACGGTACACATGAAGTATGCCAAGTACCAAAAAGACAAATTAAGAAGAGAAACATGGGAGGAACTGTGTGAACGCAACATGAATATGCACATTCAGCATTACCCTCAACTTGAGGGAGATATACGAAAACTGTACAAAGACTATGTGGTGAACAAGAAAGTTCTACCTTCAATGCGTAGCCTACAATTTGGTGGAAAGTCAATTGAAATTTCACCAAACCGTATTTACAATTGTGCATATATGCCTGTTGATTCTTTGGAATGTTTTTCCGAAGCCATGTTCTTACTTCTTGGTGGAACGGGAGTTGGATATTCTGTTCAAAGACACCATGTTGAAAAATTACCGCTAATTCGTAAGCCAAATTCTGAGAAAAAGCGACGATATTTAGTCAGTGATTCTATTGAAGGTTGGGCAGATGCAGTTAAAATTCTACTAAAGGCTTACATGGGACATAATCTAAGCACTCCGGTATTCGATTATTCGGATATTAGAGTCAAGGGCGCACTATTAGTTACAAGCGGTGGAAAGGCTCCCGGCCCTGCACCTTTGCGTGAATGTTTAGTTAAGATTGAAAATCTTTTGTTAGCAAAACCTGACGGCTATTCACTAAAACCTATTGAAGTTCACGACATGATGTGCCATATTGCAGATTCAGTTCTTGCAGGTGGTATTCGTCGTGCCGCATTAATTTCATTATTTAGTGCCGATGATAAAGATATGATTTCATGTAAAAGTGGAACATGGTGGGAGCAAAATCCCCAGCGAGGTCGAGCAAATAACTCAGCAGTTTTAATTAGAAATCGTGTTACAAAACCATTCTTTTTAGAATTGTGGAAACGAATACAAGAGTCAGGAGCAGGAGAACCGGGTATTTATTTCAGTAACGACAAAGATTGGGGGACTAATCCTTGCTGTGAAATAGCATTGAGACCCTATCAGTTCTGTAATCTTACAGAAATTAATATTTCATCAGCAGATTCGGAAGTAGATTTCTATGGTCGTTGTAAAGCCGCTGCATTATTAGGAACTTTACAAGCCGGATATTCTGACTTTCATTATTTGAGAGATTGTTGGAAAAAAGCAACAGAAAAGGACGCACTTTTGGGTGTAAGTATGACAGGAATTGCCTCAAATACTTATGAAAAACTTGGGGTAAATTCTGAAACTTTATTGAATTATGGGACAGAAATTATCAAGCGAACTAACATAGTATATGCGGCAAAAATTGGGATAAAATCTGCAAGTCGTCTGACTTGTATCAAACCTGCTGGGACTACTTCACTGGTTTTAGGAACTTCTTCAGGTATTCACGCATGGCATGATGATTTCTATATTCGACGCATTCGTGTTGGAAAGAATGAAGCAATTTATTCCTATCTTGCTACCGAACACCCTCAACTTGTTGAAGATGAATACTTCTCGCCGCATGATACTGCTGTAATTAGTATTCCTCAAAGAGCACCCGAAGGTTCTACAACTCGTAAAGAGTCAGCATTTTCGCTTCTTGGAAGAATCCGTTTGTTCTCAAAGACTTGGGTTCGTAATGGTCATGTTGATGGTATTAACACGCACAATGTTTCTGCGACCGTTTCACTCCGAGAAGAAGAATGGGAAGAAGTCGGAGAATGGATGTGGAATAATCGTGAGTATTATAACGGCCTTTCTGTCTTACCTTATGACGGTGGAACATATAAACAAGCACCCTTTGAAACGATTACAGAAGACCAATATAACTTCTTAGTAGCAACCTTGAATAAGGTAGACTTAACACAAATAACTGAACTTGAGGACAATACAGACCTCAAGGGAGAAATTGCTTGTGCTGGTGGAGTCTGTGAAATTTAAGAAGAAACACGCACTGATACCAATTGATACTGTTATGGAGGATGGGGAACCTCGTAGCAATAAACAAATAATATCAGCAGTAATAGATTTGCCTACACATGGAGGGCGAATTAGAAGAGTAATACCTACTACCCAAGAGGTAGCCATGTATCTAAAAAATAACCCACAGTACCAAAGAGTAAATGATAAAGGAGATGAAAAAATATGGAAAAAGAAAATATAATTTTTAGAGTGACGAGTTTCAAATCGAATGGTTCGGTTTGGACTAAGACTTATGAAGATGAAACTAAATTGCTAGAGGTGTTGCCTGTTCTTTATACGCAATTCCCTCATGTAATGGTAAGTAGACAAACGCTGAAGAAGCCACACTTGGAATACCTAAAAGATTTGGGGGATAAACAATGAGAATCGAATTTCACATTGTAGACGATGCTGAACTACCACCAATTACTATTGCTATGGATAATGAAGCATTACACCCTGTTTTGTATATTAACAACCACCACCGCATTTGGTTGGGGTTAATGAGAAATGCAATACCGGGAATGGCACAACAAATGCAAGAGAAACTTACGCTTTTATGCGACGGTTTCTTGAGAGAACAAATTAGATTTGCACAAGAGGATGAAGAAAATGAGTGAAACATTTATTACAGATGTTATGCCCGTAAATGTCAATTTTAGTGGTAGAAATGGACGAATCGTAACCTTCAGAAGTACAGTTTCAACTGCTAATCATTACAGAAGGTATAGATACGGTGGACAAAGTAATGACCACAATATAAGAGAGGGATTTGACCAATCTGTTAACTATTTTGCAAGAACAGTTGTCAAAACACTAAACAATGCGTTCAAGCGTGAAGATGTGTTTGCATATGGCAGAAGAGGGGTAGTTATAATTTTTCAAAGACATGAAAAGGCTTACTACCTAAACGGAAATAAAGTTACCAAGTCAAAACTAAATTCAGTGGTTCCAAGTATATTGATGAACCTTAATATTGTAGAAAGTCAGAATCAAATGGATTTGTTTATTGATAGAATTATTAACACCGACCCTGTAATTGCGGCGGCAATCGTAAATAAAATAGAGTACACCTTTTATGATTCTAAATCCGGTAAGATAGTTACTCTTTTGAACCTAGAAAAAACAAGTGTAGAGCACTCAGCAATAGAACTTTATGAGGGTATGTGGGTCGAATTTAAAGATACACAAATGAAATCATTCATTAATTCTTGTAAAGGTAATAAAAATAAATTTTTAGGTATCAGTCCTGAAGAACTCTATTATCTTTCCCGCAAGGAATTTCTATCTCCACTAGAAATCAAAACAGTTTATGCGTTTTTATCACAGAATCGTAAGTCTTCTTTGGTACAAAGGAGAAGCATGGAATTGTTCGAAAATTTAACAAAAACATTTAAGGGTAGAATCTTTTCTCGTGAGGTAGTCTTAGAGGAAAATGGTGAGCCTAAAAAGTCAATGGCTGTTAGTGGGAAACAGTGTGATTGGCTAGTAGTAGATAACGGTTATAAGGCTGGAAGGCAAGATGTTTCTACTTACTTGTTATTGTCTATGGAAAATTATAATTGGGATGATGAACGCGATTCATATGTCTCAACAAAAACCTTGCCTGTTATAAGAGGTAGCACATCACTATGGAGATGCAAAGATAGCGGTGACAACTTCTATGCAATAGGACCAATATGTATCGACCAACAGCATAATAATGTTTCTTTGGGTGACCAATTTGCTGCAAGGTCAATGGCACTATTAAACGACACTTCGAGTTTTAAATTAGTGTCTACCTTGAGAGGTTACCAAACTTACCACCCTGAACATAGAGTTGATTGGAATGCCGTGTCTGTATTGCTCAAGTACCAACAAATTTGACAAAGGGTTAAACCTTTTTGTTTGTAGCAAATGTGGGCTGATTAATGTATCAAGGATTATGGAAATTAAGCCACACACCGAAGTGGACAGAAATTTAGTCGAACTATCATTACTTTGTGGTGAGTTTGAATTAGAAAAAACAGAACAAATTAAAAGAATGTTTCGCTCATCTTATGTTGCCTTGCTCAAGGGTAATTATACTATGTCGGAACTTGCAGTAGCAGTAGTGTTCCTTAACAACAAGTCGCTCAACATATCAAAGTTGGGCGGCTTTATGGGAGTAAAAACACGCAGGGCTAAAACCGTTGTTAAAAGATTACAGGATGTTTTCAACATAGACTTAGTTTATTCAGTTGAAGAAGCGCATGAGTTCTGTAATACACAAGGCATCAATGCGAATGAATTAATTACAAATATTGCAAAACATATGGAACTTACGAAAGAAGTTCTTATGTCTTGTATATATTTGGCTACCGACTTGTCATATGGTAAGGTAGCGAGAATGTTTCATGTAAGTGAAAATACCGTATGGCGACATGTAAAAAAACTGGAGGAATATATATGAATAAAAATAAAATAATGATTATTGGATGCGGTGGAATTGGGTCTTACCTAATTTCACTATTGGATAGAGCAAACAGAATGGGTGAAACTAAAAAAATGTTGTATGACATTACAGTGTATGACCCCGATGTTGTTGAAACAAAAAACTTGAGTTATCAAAACTTTGACAAGGACCATATAGGTTTGAGTAAGCCCGAAGCACTTGCACAAAATTACAAATTTAATGCACAACCTTACAAGGTTCTTACACCTTCTCAGATTCAAGGTTATGACTTAGTTATATGCTGTGCTGATAACTTAGATGTGCGAAAGATGCTTTACAAGTCCGAAGTTCGATGGCTTGATTTAAGAGCGCAAGGTCGTGCTGGTTTGCTTGTAAGTTCGGATGAAGACCCCAAACTTTACACAACATTAACAACGGGGCCTGATGGTTCTTTCTCATGTCAAGGTGATAATTGGGATAGAAGCAATCAAGGAGTTCACTTTACCCATGTAGCGGTTGCAGGTTATGGCGCACAATGGGTTCAGCGTTTCTTTTCTGGAGATTATACTCCAAAACATATTGTGGTGAGCGCATGAGAAATTGGTTATTGCGAAGACAACTTCGAAAGTTGAATAGAGAGTACAAAAAAGTTCTCAAAATTTACCCTAAAAATAACAAAGAAGATGATAATTACGGGGGAGATGATTGATGAAAAGAACAAAGAATTTCTGCACTAAATGTGGTGCTGGATTAGCATTTAGGGTTCCCGAAAGGAGATGCCCAAAGTGTAAAAAAAATAACAAGAGGATGATTAATAATGGATAGAATTGTAAGAGAAGAAATAATTGGACATGAAGAAGAAGTGACTGAGGACATGGTAGACTTGTTCTACGAAACTTGGGAACCGATACACGAAGGAGAATACATCGACGAATTGGTTATCAATGGTAATTATGAAGTCGCCGCAATTATTCGTGAAGAAGATAACACTGATTGGGTTCAAGAAACCCTACAAACTTACGGTGCTAAAGTTGAACCTAAGTACGAAGGTGGAGTTATGAGTTCTTTTTTCCGAGGAACAGAACCCAAAGGTCCTCTAAATATCCAACATACTGATATTGCCCCGGAGGTCTGGCAGAAAGAAATCAAAGAAGTTTGGGAACATTTATTGCGAAAGGGAGAAGATATTCCTCGTGACCGTAGATTTTTAGATGCAATATGGAATGCTTCTACTAGTATTCTACCGGGACTTGAAGTATCAGTTATCATAGACCGAAAGGGAAAATTGTTTATGAACAGTGGAAGTCCGGGCTATGTTGATTACAACGGAGTTAATGTAACGGGGATGAGTATTCCTATCCGTTGTTGGATTCATACTCATCCATTTGGCTATGCCTTTTGGTCGGGTACTGATAACAGAACCTTGCGTAATTGGCGACCATTAAATAAGGAAGCAATTGTAATTGGAAAAGGAGAACACATGATATGGGAAAAGACGGAAACAGGAGAAAGAATGACAAAAGTAGTAGACAAAGAAGCCTTCGAACTGTAAGGTTTCCTACCTTTGGTGATAGGGAAATTGAGTGTCCCGTATGCGAGGGAAATAAATGTATCGTATGTAATGGAACAGGGTTTTTTGAAATAAGTGGGGAGGTGTGGGCAAGTATTCAACAGCCGCATATAGTTCAATATGTGCATGATAACTTGCCTACACTTTCTAAGGAATATAATACAATTTATGGTTCCGGAATGATTATGAAAACATTGGGTATTCTCAAAAAGAATTGGGAAGTATTAGAGATTAGCAGTCTAATAGGTTCAATGTGGATATGTATTAATATCCAAACTGCTGAAACAAAACACTTTTATAAAGAAGGAGGACTGAAAAAATGGTTAGTATTAGAGAAATAATGAGAATGTGGAAAGGAAAGCGTGGTGTCACACAAGATGCGGCAATTGAATTTCAAGAAAGAGCGAAGCAATTGATTGAAGCATTGGTTAACTTGTCGAACTATGAAGCACAAAAGCGTGGTGATAATTCCCGCTTAAGAGCAACAGATGTTCGATTGGCATACCTTACAATGTTGGATAATCGTGTGGATGAAATAGATGAAGAAGCCCATACAGATGAAGTAATTTCAAGAGAACATGAATCAACATATCAAAGTTGGGCGGCTATGGTAGAAGAACAGTTTGGTGATTGGAATGCTGAATAATTTAATAGTGCAATTAGATGAAGCAATCGAGATGGCGAATAAATCAAGTCAAAAAGCGTTGGTTACGAAACTCGTTTTGATTCGTAACTATACTTTGGGATTTACTCATGCACTATGGGGTGAAAAAAATGTCGAGGATTAAAACAGTCACTCACGGTGAATATGAAATCCTACAAGCACTTCTTGATTCTTCAGTAATTGCTGAAGCACTTGAGCGTGTTAAGTATGACATGGTTCCCGCTAATGATGATGTAGCGGAAAAAAGATTTGGGCAATCAGTAGCAAGTGTGGCACAATATATGCAAAATATGTGTGACCGACGCCTACATAGATTGCCGAAAAATCACCCAGATTATAAGGAGAAATAAATATGAAAAGCGAAGAAGAATTAAAAGCAATGTTATTACAGGCAGAAGAAGAAGCAAAGTTTTGGCGTGACCGTTTCCATTCACGAACAATGGATACGAAAGAAAATGCAGAATGTTTGCGTAATTACACAGCCCTACGAGGTGTTATGAAAACTCTTCGATGGACATTAGAAGAAATTACAGCATCACCATTGAGTTGATATTATGTATGACGATGAAGAAGCACCAAAAACTGTTGAAGAGGGAATTAGTAGACTTTTAGAAAGCATTTTGTGGGAGGTATTAGAAGAAGATATGGGACTTTATAAAGAGTCTCCACTCAGTAATTATTCAGCATGGAAAGATGCGGATAAAAAAAGATATGATAAGTCTGCTAAAAAACTTTATAAAATCTTAGAAAACTTAATGAAAAATAAAACGGAAACTAAAATCACGAAAACGAAAAATGTCTCCTCACCTGATGCAAAGTATAATAAGAATAAAACTCTCAGGGAATACATGAGAGAACATGTGGGATGATGATTTAGACCAAGAACCTATCGAAGAAGGCAATATTGTGGATATAATTAGTCACGATGGAGTCAAAAGAGGTAGTGAGATAGTTGCTGTTCATTGTTTCGTATGTGGAGAAAAATTCGTAGGCCCTAAAGATAAAGCCGGAATGTTTATTAAAGGACACTCAGAGTTCCATAAGTGGGAAATCACTTTGTATGATACTCTAGGTGGACTTTAAATATATACAGAAGGGCAAATTCAAGGGATTCTTTTACTCGCTGGCATACCTCAGTTTAGATGTGTTGGTATTATTAGTAAAAGAGGTTGGGAACCAAGATATAACATTAAATTAAGACTACCGGTGCAGATGCTTTTGCCGACAGTTCAAGCACTTGAACGATTACAAGTTAATTGTCAGTTAAAAAGAGAACGGGGTCGTAGGGTAGACACAATAGTAATTCGTAGAAGACTTGATATTTTACGAATATGTGACATTTTTCCCCAAAATGTACCGTCAAAGAGTAAAGTTTGGGGTAAATTTATCCGGTTAATGGAAATGGTTCGCAACGGTGAACATATGAACAACGATAGTAGATATGAGTTCGAGATGATTTTAAATGAAGAAAACAATAGAGAAGAAGAAACCTAAGATTTTTATAGGAAAATCGGGTACAGGCAAGACCTTTAATGCTAAGGCATCACTAAGAAAAAACAACTTTGTTATATATCAGGCAAACGATATACCAATAGATGATGTATTTTCTTGGCCTATGGATATACCAATTATCATAGAAGATGTGCATTACAAGGCTGATAAAGAAAAGATTATGGATTTGATATATTCAGGTAGAGAAGTGGTTTTAACATCACATAATAAAAAGGATGTTCCAAAAATTATCATTAATGCGTGTCAAGTAAAACTATGTGGCAAACTTAACCGTAATCAAATGAAAATAAAAACCCTATTTGCTAAAAATTGCGAAGAGATTAAAACCTTTGATGCAAATATGTGGTCACTTACGGGCAGTTACATTAAGATGAAGAACCGTGATGATTTCTACAAAGGTGTGCGATTACATGAACCACCGCCTATGCAGATATTGTCATGGGCTTCAGCCTCTTTACCTAACAATAATAAATTAGCGTTCGTGGCTTCAACCCTTTATAGGTGGCCCAAAGAATATTTTTACGCATTATTGGCTTACTCTTGGGAAGGGGCGTATGTAAAAATGGTCCCCCCTCAAAGAAAGGCATCAAGTCTATTTCCGTCTATATGTCGCAAGTTAGGACTAAAGGACACAGACGGGTACTTGGTTTGTAGCCTTGTAAAGAATGAAGAGTATGCTAAGTGGGCGGCAAGAAAACTTTTACCTGAAGAATGTAAAGTCTTAGGAATTAAGAAAGAAAGAAAGAAAAGAATAACAAAAAGAAAAATGAAAGGATTGGAGGATTTTTAATATGACAACAAAAGGAGAAGGTGTGGCTTTCACAAAATGGGCTGGGGTAATGCTTAATAGGCTACCCTATAAGTTCCTGCGTGAATGTTACGAGAAAGAGATGAGGATAGGTCAGGCGGTGAACGAGTATGAAAGAAGATATGAGCACATTGATTGAACTAACTAAAAAAATGGCTAACGAACTACACATTACAAATAAAATTGCGATAAGCGTTTCAATTGTAAATGTGATTACCCTTGTAGTAATTGCATGGGGACTAATGAGGTGAAAAAAATGAAACAAATAAATGACTATGTATTAATAAGAAATGAAAGAAGAACAACCACAGACAGTGGTATTGTATTGAATGCGAACCAAAACGGAGGAATCGTTTATGATTCCCCAATTGGTGATATGGTTGGAAGGTATGTCTATTATAAAAATGGATATACATTCCACGATGAAGGAATAGAATATATTGCTATTAAATTAGAAGATGTAGTGGCGGTGAAAGGATGAGAAAAATTTTACATGGAGAAGAAGCAAGAGAAAAGTTAATCGAAGGCGTGAATGCTGTCGCTGATGCAGTTGGTGTAACCTTTGGCCCTGCGACAAGAAGTGTAATCATTGATAGAAGAGATGGTTTGTCTCCATTGGTTGTCAATGACGGAGTAACTGTTGCTAAGAGTATTGTACTTGAAGATAAAATGGCTAATGCAGGTGCTAAACTTGTTATTGAAGTGGCATCAAGAGCGCAAGAAAATGCAGGTGATGGAACTACAAGTTCGACTATTATGGCTCAATCTCTTATCAAAAGAGGTAAGGAACTTTTGGGAACATATACAGGAGTTGCTATCCGTACAGAACTTGAAAGATTGTGCAAAAAAACTTGCGATGAATTAGATGCTCTATCTTTAGAAATTGAAGGTAGGGGTATTTATGATGTGGCAAAAATCAGTGCAAATAACGACGAGCAAATGGCAGAACTAATTTACCAAGCCGTTGAAAAAATTGGATACGACGGTGTAATTTCTGTCGAACCTTCTCCTACGGGTGACGACATTGTTTCCTTCGTTGAAGGGTTTGAATGTGATAAGGGATATATTAACCCTGTTTTGTCAAAATTGTTTGGTGAAAGTAAGACATTTGATAAGCCTTTGATATTAATTTCTAACGCTGATATTAATGACTTCGCTCAACTTATCCCAGCACTTGAATATGCAAAGTCTAAAAATAGACCTTTGGTTGTACTTTGTACTTCTATTGGAGCAGTTGCCTTAAACACCTATGTTATGAATCAAGTGAATGGAAACATCAATGCTTGTATTGTTCAAGCAGAAGACATTTCATTCTGGCAGACTGAAAAGTTAAACGACTTGGCTATCTTTACAGGTGGTAAAATGATTAACAAAGAATTAGATATGTCAATTGCAGACATTAGCGCAAGTTATTACGGGCAATGTAATAAGGTAATTATCTCATCTAAGAAAGCGGCGTTCTTAGGTTTCATGGGTGACATTGATACTCTTGTTGATAGACTTGAAGAAATTGAAACTGAAGAATCTATGGCTGAGAATGATTTCTATAAAAAGAAACATTCAGTACGCTATGGAAAACTACAAGGTAATGCAGCAGTTATCGGTATTAGTGGAATGTCCGAACAAGAGATTCAAAATAAATTGGAAAGAGTTGATGATGCTTTGAATGCTACAAGAGCCGCTATATCCGAAGGAGTTATTCGTGGTGCTGGTGTGGAACTATATAGCATAGGACTAATGTTTAACAATAAAGAACCATATAATGAGATTGAAGATGTTTTCTATAAAACATTGAAGTCACCACTTCAAAAAATCTATTACAACATTAACGGTAAAGAATTATACACTGAACAAGACAGTGTTATTTCTGATGGCTTCCTTTACGATGGTAACAATAATATGTTCACAAGGGAAGCACCCGTCTTTGACCCTGTAAAGGTTGTAAAGTCTTCCCTACGCTCGGCTGTTAGCGTAGCGGGTTATGTATTAACAGCAGATTGCTTAATTGGAGAATGATTAAAATGAATTGGACAGAAAAATATAGACCGAATGTGATTGGAGATTTGATTGGTCAGCACAAGTTTGTAGCCGACGCAAAAACATGGGTGACTAAAGGTGATTTACCTAACACTCTTTTATATGGAGTACCGGGAATTGGTAAAACATCTGCGGCTCATGTATTGGCTAATCATTTTCTTGGAGAACACAAAGACACAGACTTTTTAGAAATTAATGCAAGTCAAGACCGTAAGTTAGAAACAGTTCGACAAACTATTACTAACTTTGTTAACACTCGCTCAGTTTCTGGAAACAAGTTTAAGATTTGTTTTCTTGATGAATTGGAAGGAATGACCCGTGATTCACAGCGAGCATTGAAAAGAGTTATGGAGCGAGCAACAAATGTTCGTTTTATTATCGCTTGTAATGACCCGTATGCTGTTGATGATGCTATTCGTTCCCGTTGTGCGAATTATTTCTTTACACCGATACCTGTAACTATTCAGGTTGAAAGATTGATGAACATTATTACAGAAAATAATGCAGAATTTTCTGAAGAAAACGCCCACAAAATTGTAGACATTTGTGGGGGAGATATGCGTCGTGCAATTAATGAATTACAGGCGTGTATTTATTCCGGAAAAACACCGGATAATCTACTAAACGAACACATGGGGCCTTATAAAAATTGTTTAAAGCAATTATTGAATAAAGACCCCGACGCTTTAGACTTTTTACAGCGACTTGTTTTTGCAGGTCATACTGTAAAGGATATATGTGGAAAACTCTTACAATGTGTTTTAGATATGGAATTATCTGCTACCGAGAAGTTTAAGGTAGTAGGTGCAGTAGGAGAAATGGAGTGGAGAAGCAGAAGTGTGACACCAAAAGTGCTTGTGGCTTGGTTCACAGCACAGTTTATGAAATAAATAAAAAAAAAGAAAGGAAAGTGAAAATATGATTGAAAGAGTAGAAAAAGAACTAAACAGTTTAGCGACCCGACTAAGTATTGAAGTCGGAGAAATGAATGAAAAATACACGGAGATTGGTAGTAGCAATAATCTCGACTTGGAAGATGAGCGACAACAACTTGTTGCTTTGACTTTGACTCGTAATTATGTTCGTGGCCGTCTTGCATCTAATCGAACTGCCTCAACAGGCTTCGGGGATGCCGGAACAGGTTTCTTTATTGGAATTGAACCAGCCCGTGATGTAATGGAATGGAAGCGAAAGAATGTGTTGAGCAAGTTTAACAGCGATTCATCACAAGCATTGAAAGATGAAATCCTTGCAGAAGTGACACTAACCGAAGGTGGGTCTTACGAAAAGACTCAAGTTAAGAACGGTGAATGGGACACAAGAGTTATTCCTCAACTTCCGGCTTCGGCTATGGAAGTTGGTGAAAACCATTGGATTGTTCCTGTTGACCCTGTTAAGTCTTGGGCATCAGGTGATGTTAATAAGAATTACGGGAAGCCTTTGCCTAAAGAAGAATTTAAACTTCGAGCGCATTTCATTGGAATGAAGGAAGGCGGGGATATGCAACTTTGGTCTCTTCAATTGAAGAACGACCAAGCAAAGAACTTTAATGTCGAAACATTCCGTTGGACCACTATTTATGGTTTGTTTAACGAAGAAAGAAATGCAATTTACGGTATTCGCAACAAGACTCTATCGAGTATGAATTATCTCGATGTTCTTGATGAAGAAGACCCTCGATGGATTGATGTTTCCGGTGAATCTATGGAAGATATTCTTGTCGAACATACGGCAGAATACCTTGCAGATATGATTGAATTGGATTCTTACCATGACTTGATTTCTCAACAACAAGGTTTGCGCCTTGTCGTCACTGATGGAATTGTCACAAGTATGAATCTAACACCTAATGAGCGAAGTGGTAATAGAGTAATTTGGGTTGAACCTGTGGATGCTAATTACGGCTTTGATGAAGACGATATTCCTGAATCAACTCCGATTTGGGTTCCTTCTCATGTTGATATTAACTTTGGAGTTGGTTCCGATGTTATTATTGTTGGTCGAACAAACCAAACGCAAAAGAAGGGTGATGATGGAATGCCTATTGACGGTGAATATAACCCTGTGACAATTAACTTGTATGGAGTTTATGCCCGAAGTGCAACAGGTGTTGTCGTTGAAGAAGTTGCAGAAGGCGAATCAATGGAGTTTTGGTGATTTAAATGAATTACAAGAAAGCAGGATTGATTACAAGCGTGGCCTCGATTTTACTGAGTATCGGTCTTTATGCCGCATACGATGAAAACTTGGGTATTTTCGTTGGTCTGTGGGCTTCAACATTGTTGTTGCTCTCGGACAAGATTGAAGATATGCTTTGATTTAACTTCCGTGTAAATGTTGGCGGCTGAATGACATTCGGATAGGTGCGAAGCCTATACTTTAAAAGGTGAAAAGATGATAATTAAAATGAATGAAATACTACTAGACCTCGAAGAGGTAGAAACAATAGAATGGAAAGAAGACGATAACGAATACGATAGATACAGTGTTCGTTTTCACATGAAAAGCGGTAAAATGTTCACACGCTTAGTGCATGAAAAACAACTAAAAATATTAAGTGAACAATTTAAGGAGGAAGAATGATGAGTTTGAAAGGAAAAGGAAAGGCGAGTAATCTCGTAAGTAAAGCAAAAGAAGAAGATACCAAGAGTGCATTCGCAAGTGCAAAGGCTAAGGCTTTTAATCAGCGAAAGCGTTTGATGGAAAATGAATCAGCATATATGCTGTGTGGAATTAGTGGCGACCCCGGAACTGGAAAGACCGGATTAGCAATTGATTGCAGAACTGATGAAGAAAAAGAAACCCATTGGGTTTTTATTCTTGATTTCGATGAAGGTGCAGAACCTACATGGAGGCAACATTGGTCGAGTGATGATAAAGTGTTTATCTACAATCCCCATGTGTATAAAGAAGATATGACTGTAGATTATTTGGCTACTGCTGATATGGCTCGTTTCTTTATGGGAATGGTTAAGGAAGCAATTGAGACAAAGAAAATTGAATACGGTGAAGAGACTATTGAAGTTGAAGGCGTTAAAGCAATTGTTTTCGATGGACTTGATACTTGGCTCGATACTACAAATATGATTGCTAGACTAAATCACATTAAGGGTAAGGACCCAAGAGCGGCTGATAAAGTCAAGATGGTTCCTACCCAATGGTATGCAAGAACAGAAGAATACAAGCGATTGTTTAAGGCCGCTTGTCAACTTCAATGTCATAAGTTTTTCATCACGCATATGAAAGAAGTGCATGATGGGTTTGAAGTGGTTGGACAAAAGCCAGATTGGGAAAAGTCTACTACCGCAAAGTTATTTCAACACATTCACACATACCGTGAAGAAAGAAATAACACTACAAAGTTACACGCTAAGGTTCTCAAGTCAAAGACCAACGCAGACAATGAGGGGCAATCCTTCTTATTGTTTGAAAACGAAAAAGGTAATGTTACTTGGAATGGTTTAGTGCCAATCAAAGAAAACAACCTTTGAGTGTAATGGTTTTTGAAATAGGGGTGCTGTTATGTTATGTTATATTATGGAGGAATTTAAATGGAATTTAGAATGAATGGAAAAGAATTGAAAGAAGCAATAAATATTTGTAGACTACGAGGTAAATACAACGAGGGCATGGGTAATAAAACCAGCGTACTATGTGATGATTTATACATCGAGGTAGAAGATGGAATGGTGTATATACAAAATGCCAATAACTTTACTTATGTAGTTTATAGACATACAGATGTAGAGGCAGTTAACGGAATGGTTAACTTGTCCGGTTCTATACTTGAGAAGTATCTAACAGATACCGATTTAGTATTTAAGAGCGACGAGGGAAAAATTGAACTAGCAACAGAATACAGTGTTGTGACTTTACCTGTTTTGGGTAGACACTCTGAACTTCATGTTATCTACCGACTAAAGGATAAGTTGAGAAACTTAACTCGCAGGTCAATTAAGAAGATGGTGAAGGAAGGGCAGGAAATATTCGTGACTGAAAATTTAGCACTTAATACAATGCTTGATGTTGAGTCGGATGAACTTACAGATGCCATGTCACTTGCTGAAAAGGTAGGTAATTCAATTTACAAGATTGATTGGGATGGAGATAAACTCCTTGTTAGTTCTACCAAGAACAATGAAAGTGTTTATACGGAGGTCTTTGTTTCCGGGGGTTCAGATAGAAAGGCCACTGTTGAAATATCTTTACCGATAAGCAAACTTGTAAGTAAGGAAGAAAATGTTATCATACTTTATGATGATGAAAAGCCTGTTGTTTTTGCTAATCAACAGGTGACGGTGCTTCGTGCTCCGAGGTTGGGTGCTTAAAATGAAAGAACTTGTAGATACAGTAAATCAATTAAATGAGAGAATACAAGAACTATTACAAAGCAAGAACATGGATGAAGCACAATTTCTAAGAATGTATGCTAAGAGTAAGTCTGTTCAAATTGCATTCGCTATGGGTAGTCGAAGCATGGCTACGGTAATGGCACAAAATGTATTGGAGTATTTAACAGCACCGGAAAGGGAAGAAGAATGAGTAAATATGAAGAACAAGTAATT